GTTTCCCAGTCACGATCCCTTGTCAGAGAGTCCCTGAAGCTTGCTTTGTTTTCAGGTGGCCCCGGAGTTACTTGGGGCATTTCATCTTCAGCCGGGTAAGTCTTGTCTGAATTATTCACAATAGACTCAGCCGGAAGTTCTTTTTCTTCAGTGATAACAACGTCAGATTCAGAATTCAAAACAGTAGTTTGATTGCTTGGCTTTGAACCTGTGCGGTTATCGTTCGCGTTTGAACGGCCTTTATTTCTTGCCATTATCACACCTTTTGTTTTTATGAATATTCACGGGGCACCGCATTAACGGCACCCCGTACGATGATTGAATGGGGTTAGCTTTCAATCAGTTATTAGTTTGTTTGTGCCCATGTATTAGTACCTACATCACCAGTTTTGGTGTAATAGTTACCTGTTGCGTTATCGGTGAATTTTGAACCACGCGGGAAATTACCCAAAGAAATTGCGGTTGGCGCACCAGTGTGATAAATCTCGTACACCAATAAATCTGCATCGGCAAGGTTTCTTAGACAGCGCGTGTCAACCCATACTTCATTCGGGTAAGCAGTCGAGTTTTGAACGTCAGTAGGCTCTACTCGGTAATGTCCTACATTATCAGATGTTCTTGTATCTAACATGACTCTATGTCCTTGTTAAAAAGGTTAGCTGCGTTTCAAGTGAATTGTTCTTTGAAAAACTATCTTATGACCACGTGTGCGGGCTGTAAGTAGCGAACAAAATACTTGACTGATTAATTGTTTCGGTAAGCGTTCCCGCTGCCGGAGTTTTATCTGGAAAATCATTGCGTGCCACGCCATCAATTGCACGGACACCCAATTCACCGTAATGGTCATGGTCAAGACGTTCGCGAGTGAAGTTCATCGCCCGCGCCTGCCCGTATGCCATCGCGTGTTTTCCAAGCAACATTCCGCCTTTAAGTGGGAATTGATCGATTGCAGCCTTTGGATTGGTTGCTCCGTAGGTGATAGCACCGGAAGCATTTGTTTGTATACCAAACACAGAGAAGCGTCTGGTAAAGATTAAGCACCCTTCGATATAAGCATCAGCAAACATGCCTTTAAAGAGCGGATTTTTCTTAATGTCATCAGGGATTCGGCGGTACAGTTCCTTGAAATCCGTATCCTGTTGCAATTGCTTGCGCTGCGTTGGCGTTACAAACAATGCATAGAAAGGAGTGTCGGAATTCGGGAACGCGCTCATCTCAATATTGTGAGACTCCGCAGCTTCAACCAGATTGTACAAAGCGCGAACGCTGAAAATCTCGGTTGCGGTTCCTGAGTAGCCATTTAGGGCTGTGTGAATTGCTTGGCCGTAAGTGGTCTGGTTTGCATTCCATGCAATCTTACCACTCTTAACGCCGTAAAAGTTTGGATGGTGAAATTTCGCAACACCCAAACCGGACGTTCCGGCTGTTGGCGATGTGACGTTATCCGAATACCCTTCGTAAAAGGCGATACTACACTGATAATCAGTGTCTTCACCGTACCAACGGGTAAGCTTAGGCCGCTCAGTCTTTACCATCTGAAGCATAGAAACAATTTGCTCATCTTGGTAAGTCAAAGATGCAACCGCGTGTCTACGTTCACGGATGCGGAGCCATTGGTAATTGGTTCTGTGATGTTCCGCCTTGCCAACAAGGGTATCGTTCCCATACTTCGCCTTGTTAATCAAGCGTCTCATCATTGGAATTTTCATCTCGTCATTGCCTTTGGTCGTAAAATCCCTGTGCCAGACAATCGGAGAATCTGGTAAGACATGAGTCTCACCCTTCATCTTGCTCTCTTTGGTACGGCCCATAAAGCGGCCCCAAAGCATATGGTGAAAACGTTCTTTTTCAGATTTACCCGCCAATAAACCAATGGCGGCTTCTTCGTTTTGGATTGCTGTTGCCATTATTATATATCCTTAAGTTGGAGCTAAACAATAAACGCCTTAGACTCCAAGCTCATCAAGCATCTTGTCAATTTCCGAAGTAGTCATTTCGGAAGCTCTGTCAGCGTAATAGCCGGATTTTTTGCCTTCCACTATCTTCATTTTCCCAGAGCCTTTTTGCTTCTCGCTTCTACCCTTGCGCTTGGCAAAACTGATTGACTTGTCACCCTTCGCTTTTTGCCTTGCGGTTTTTATTGCCGCCCGTTCTTTTCGTTTGATCGAATCCTTATAGCCGTTCGGGTTTATATCGATCTCAGCTAACTCAAGGTGTCTTTGTGTAACCTTGTCAGTGTCCCCAAGATTGAACAATTGAACTGCATGAGTATAAACCCGCTTAGTGCGTTCATAAACGCTCATTTGCTCGGATTCAGTTAATTGATAATTGGATGATTCGACTTTGGTTGCCCTGCGGTCATTCCCTTTGGCCCTGAGTGCATCTGCAAGAGTCTTTTTCATGTAACCCATAGTTACATTAAGATTATTCTGCCTTGTCTCTTCGGCCTGCTTTGTTTTAAGCTCGTTTGCTTGCTCTTCTTTGATCTTACTCAGTTCGCCTTTGAATTCATCTCTAACGCCCTGAAGTTCTTTGTTTCGAATCTTTCTAAGAAGAGCCTGAGCTTCCTTTGTCTTGCCTTCGTCCCACAGTTTAAAAGCATCTGCTTCAGTAAGCTCAGTATCTTCCGTCGAAGTGTCTGTCTTACCCTTGCCTTTATCTTTATCGGAGCTACTTTGATCACCCTTGTTGCTCTTGAGTGATTCTATTTCATCCCGAAGGCCTTGCAGTTCCTTTCTAGTGTCGGACGCTTCAGTTGTGGCCTGAGTCATTTTGCGCTGAGAATGTAGCGCACTCTTAGCCATCTTTCTTTCGCCCGCAGTTGCTTTTGTCGGATCGATACCAAAACTCTCAAGGCGGCGGTCAATAGCTTCGTCATCAATGTCACCCGTAATTGTGGATAAATCCACAGCGGGTAAATTGTCAACTTCTAAATCTTCGCCATCTTCATCATCTTGGTCATCACCGTCCGAATCATCTTCGTCGTTATCCCCTTCAGAATCTTCGTCATCTTCATCAGAATCAGAATCATCATCTTCATCGCCTTTATCATCTATGTCATCGGAGTCAGGCTCATTATCATCGCCAGATGGTGAACCTTCGCCCTTGTTGTCTTTTTCGTCCCCTTCACCTTCCTTCTCATCCGTTTCATCTTTTTTATCATCGCTCTCACTATCATCACCGTCATCATATCCACTTCCCCACAGCAAAATATCTTCATTCCAAAGCATAGCAGGTTATCCTTTCATTTTGGGCCTGTTATTAATAAAAAAAGGCCTTGCCTGTGAAGTCGGTAACCCGTTATCACAAACAAAGCCTTTGAAATTTAATTCGTAAGACTACTCGAAATTGTCAAAAGGGCGCGAAGGCCCAATCCTACCCTAAAAACTTATCTGCAAAATTCGCCTGCTCATAAAATTCTTTTTTATCAAGATGGCTAATAAGGGATTCTGCTAAGTTCTTTGCCACTTTAACAAAAAAATCATCACCTATATCACATCGCTCAACAGATATACCAGTCCGCACCATTAAATCATCCTTATCCTTTATTGAGTAAGGAATTTTATATTCCCCTTCCAATTCATAATGTTGAGTTGACACCTTGAGTGCGATCACTATCTCCGTTTTCTTTTCAATCATCGCTTAATATTTATCCTTTTATTTTGGATCGCTTCCCACTACCCCTTTACTCGTGAGTTTTGGCATATAAGGAACGGTAAACGTTGATTCCGTTCCTGAACTAACCCTGCCCTTTTCGTAAAACTCATCCTTCTCAGCATGAGACATAATAGCTTCACATAGCTGCTTTATAGTAGCCTTGAATTTATCATCACCAATATTGCAAGTCTCTTGCAATTGCAAAGACAGCCTGAGAAATAAATCATCGTCCGGCCTTGTAATGTATGGTATCTCATACCCTTCATTGTCAACCATTACCCTTTCGGTTGTAAACCTTAAGATAACCCCTATCCTTACCACTTCTTTCATCGCTTAACCCTTATAACACTTGTAGGTTTAAATTCAACTAACGTCCCGTTACCATCAACACTTAATTCCGCCCTGCCCGGCCCCTTGCTATTCTTGCGCTCATTAAGCCAATCAATCACAGCCTGTACAAGTGTGATCTCAGCGATAGTTAATCTTTTTGGCTCAAGTCCGCGCATTCCCATTCCGTTTATTAGTTGCAACCTTAATATATGAGCAAAGTTATATCTTTGCAGATAAAAAATTGTAACTTATTTACTCACTTGACTCTACTCTGATTTTTTTAAGGTACTTTTTGAGTTTTTCCATGTGATATTCTTCAAAAACTGAACTTTATCCAAGTTATTCCGCTCCAATTCTTCAGCGCGGGTTATTTTCCTGAGCCGTGCCATTTGGCTAATGCTAAGGTCGCAGACATCAACTATAAATTTAATGGAACAATCAATTACATCCACGTAAAATGTCTCAGTTTGCTCTTTGTAACGAGTCACAAACAAAACTTTGCGCAAGCTCTCTGTTTCATGAATATCAATAGCGATCTGAATATTATTTCGTGGGGAGAGACTGGTAACCACTTTCAAAAGATTTTGCAGGTAATGCACTTCGTTAGTCATTAGCATTAGTTAGACTCCATTCTTAGTAGAGAAACTCTGTATCTAATTCGGTTTAACTCATCTTTGGGCACCGGCAAGAATGTCATGCCAATGGGTATAGATGTTTGATAATTACCACAGCGGGCCATCAGAGTGTAATGATCTTTATAACCTTCAGGCGAAGGTACAACAATAAAATGAATTCCAGCAAACTCAGGGTTAATCGATAGCCAGATTAACAGCGATGTTTTCCAGTCTGGCTTAACAGTCAACTCCTTAGATACCTTTTGCATCTGCTTTATGACAGCCTTTGGTAAGAGAGCCTTTTTTATATCTTCAACTTTAATTTCATCACAACTCATGAATCATTACCCACATATTTAAATTTGTAACCGTTGCAAGAATAACACGAAGGCGTAAACTTCGCTACTTCAATACCGTTCCACAAGAGAGAAAATTTATATTCAAATGTTGAATTGTAAGTGCCCACAATTTTAACTCTGCCATCAAGATCATTCTCATTAATTGATTCGCCCGTGTGTCTTTCGATTGAATCCATCAAGTCAATTGAAAGACTAAAATCATCAACGCCTGCAACGTTACCATTTTTGAGAATTAAGTTACGCATAGCTTACCTTTTAGTGCAAACAAAAATAGCGGAGCGACTACCCAATCGCCCCGCTTCTACCTTTAAGAAGTGTTTTTGGAAGTGTTTAAATCTACGTTACTTCATTATTCCACCATAAAATCTCTCCACCTTTGGTTAGTAGATGAAAGGTCAATTAATTGTGTTGCCACAGTATACCAAACCAAAGGCAGACAGTCAAGTAATATTTCCGTAACAAGAACATTTAAAACTCTTCGAACTCGCCTTGCGGCTCTTCGTCCACACTTCCCACAATATTATTCGCTTCCTGCATCATTGCCCCTATACGGGCCTTGACTTCTTCGGGTACTTCCTGTTGCTCTGTTAGCAATTCGAGTATTTCAGCCTTGTCTTGCACTCCGCTAATCATATATTTTACCATTGGCTTGTAGAGACGCGGAATATGTTCTGGTGCAATATTTCTCACAAACTCACCAAACTCCAAAGCATTGAACATGCGCTGAGTATCGCTTTTCGCGCCCCGAATCATCTTGACAAAATATTCTTGATATTCGAAGTTTTCAGGAACCTGTGTTTGTTCACTGAAATCATCTTCAGTAACAATTGAAAATATTTCACCCGGAGTTAAATGCACTTGGCTTAAGGCTATGATATTTCGAGCAACGTTAATCTCTGAACGTTTAATACCCACAAACAAGGGTTGCTGATTTATAATAGTTTGGTTTATTCGGCTGATATTCAACTTGCCGGATTCATTTGCCCCTGAACTAATCCCCAATTGAGAATCACCTGTACTTGAAATTCTATCCCCAATTAGCTGAAATTGTTCCATGTTGAAAGCTTCTTGAGAGTTTATAGATGGCGGTTCAATAGGCTCCGGTCTGTTATAACCCGCTTCATACTCAATAACCGCGCCGGGCGATGAAATATTCGCGTCGAAATTTTCTCTCTGTTGACGACTTAATGAGCCTTTTTGAATAAAGTAACCGGATATGGCGGACGTCACGGCCCGGATCATTTGCATTGTCATGGCTTGCTCATACCCTGTTTGAGCCGGAGCTAAGGCCGAGACAAGAGAAAAGTTTTTGCCGCCATAGTTGAAGCCGGGTATCAGTGTTTCTTTGAATAGCCCATTCTGCACCTTGCGCCTAAACTCGGACATTATAGCCATATCGCCCAAAGTGATATAAGTTTTCATTTGTGGTTTGACTTTTGTCCGAACTATAAATGCTGAAGGGGCTTGAGACTCAAGTTCCCTTGCTTCGGCTAAATCATCAGTGATATGAATAGGCATATCTAAATCAGTTCTCACAACTTCGTACGTCTTGAGACGTTCTGGGATAGTCAACTCAATAACCTTCCAAAGATTCTCCTTCCGGTCGTAAAACATATCGCGTGCATTTTCTTCAGTCTCGGTAGACTGCCAATCACCTGTTAATGCTTCAATCCAATCTGCAAATGGGCTTAAGGCTCCGCGCTGGCCTTCATCTAAAATTCTCTCTATTTCTGGCATAAATTTATCGTCTGTTGCTTCCAATATCTCATCTCTGTCCATCCACACTTCACGGCCTCGAAAGCGATGTTGCTTGTCATCGTAAACCGGAGCCTTTGGGTCAATGATTAAATCAAGCGGATGAAGACTTTCAACCATAGGCATACCAAACTCACCCTCGTTATCATCCCAAAAAGTATTAACGCCTGCCGGAATATCTGATATAAGAGAATTCTTGACTGCATCAAAAAAATGAGATTCCCTGTAATTATTCAAATTCGACCAATCAAGTAACTTATTACCAAACTCCGCGTCATCTTCGGCAAAATCACGCATAGGTACGGCCCGGATTGTCCCACGGTTTTGGATGTAATTACCAAGTGCCGCCTGAATCTTTGGTAGTACCATTGAAACATCAGCAACAGGCAATCCACGTGATTCAAGTATCGCTCTTAATCCCCTATGAAAGCTATTGCCCCGTGCAATCTCGTAATTGCGAACCGTGTTTCGTCTCTGCAAAGAATACTCGTCACGGTAAGAGCGCCTTAGTTCACAAATACCAACAAGTGTATCTTTTTGATCTTTACTCGCATTCTTACCAAAGCGAGACTTTTTCATTATATGTGGCATGTTCAATCCTTATGAAAATTTTAATGGCTGGTAACTCATCTCACGTTCCCCTATTGGCCGATGTTCTTTTTGTATTACTCTCTCTTCAGGTTCAACAAACAATTGACTCAGGTAAGCCAAACAATATGCCGCAGAACTTGGCTGCTTTGGGTCAGGATCGAAGTTGCTCGTAATACCCTTCCCAATAGCTTCGGGGAATTTCAGGTTTGAGATTGTTTCAATGGTAAAAGGGCAATTAACGTTGTTAATCAAAATAACCGGCTTACCTGAATAGTCTCTTGCCCTGAATTTCTTCCTGAGTGCTTCCCACTGGTTGACGGTTGTATTATTCCCGCGAACAAATATAAGGCCCATCTTTGAGAAGTCATGGAATATCGTTTGACTTGTACCGGCCATGCCATCTTTGGGCGCTTCTATTTTAATCTCTTGCCCTGAGAACAACCCATCCGGGTTTATATTAAGTTGTCCCAAAAGATCGTAAATTGACTTGCCAAAGCTTTTGACTCCATCAAATTGCCGATAAATCTCATTTGTAATATAAAGCACCCTATTAGGGGCCATGACAGAGAGAATAAAGCAAGATGGATGCCTTGCACTGTAATGAAACGCCCCGTATATTTTCCAATGTCTGCGATTGGTTAGCCTGAGAGTAAAAGGCCCGGAGTGAATTCTGGTATTAAACTCAGGGATAAACATTGATTCGCTTTGGGCAAAGTGCAAGGCCACACTCCAAAATTTGTCAGGTGAACGGTTAAGTAATTCTCTCACATCCTTAGCGCGGGTTATCTTTACAACCCCGCCATCTTCTTCATAATCCCAAACAAGAAATTCTTCTTCTATTTCCTGCGAATATGGCAGGCAAGCGTTCTCGTCAGTTCTAAGCCACTCACGCACAGCCCACGCCAATTGATCGCGTGTTTGGAAGAATTTACCTGAAACCGGCTGTACCCCATGTTGGCTTGGCGCTTTAGATACCATGACACCTGTGGCGTTCAACCCTTCTCTTCTAAGCTTAGGGGCGGAGCCGGAGCCAACTCCATTAGCGTCTATAAATATTTCTTTGGCCCCTAACTTGTCGTAAGTCTTACCGGCCCGTGTAGCGCCTGCGTCAGGGTCTACACCATCCCATTCATCTACGTAGTCAATAAATGAGCCGTACTTAGCACTAACAACATTTAAATCTTTACCGCCGCCTGCTACGTCATAGCCAAGCGTTGGTTGAATCTTAGGCGGTATATCGCCATGCTTTTTTACATATTTCTTATAATTATCAAAAGCCCGCTGCAAATGTACCCTTGAGATTAGCTGTTGCTCTGTCTGCGCGGGGAACTTGGCAAGTACCTTGTAATAGAACTCGTTATTAGTAATCTTGCGCCAACCGGGCTTTAGTGGTTCAAAATACCCGTTACCATCTTCACGCTCTGTTGTCTTGCCCACAAGAAAGTCAGGTACTTCGAAAAACTCATGGTTCGGAGTCTCACCCGGTCTAATCTCACGAGTCATATTGTGAATGCGCTGTATTGTGATCTGTCTTGTCACAGCGCCGGGGAATAAATCTTCGCCTGTGATCACATTGGGATGATCGAAGGCGGTTATTCGAATAATGTTTGCAGTCTTGCCCCGAATCATTTCCCACACTGGCCCCGCTTGCTTTCTCGGATTAAAGAAAAAGACTTGGCGGGTAATACCGCCTGAAGCACAAGCGTCTATCCCCTGAAATGCAGGACGCGGAATTGCATCCGCTTCATCTAAGACAAAGCCCAAAAAAGGGGCGTGTTTCCCGCTAAATTTCGCTTCTAACGTCTTTTCGTCACCAGTAGATGGTATTACAAGGCCTTGAATAATTCGGCTGCTATCTTCGTCACTATCCCCGTATGGCGTAACTTTCATACTTGCAGAAAGCCGGTGCGATGAAAACATCAACTTTTGAGTTGATACCGATACCTTAATTTCCTTCCACAGTATTCGCTCCAAGTTATTAATGGGCGGAGCAGCTGCAAGGTATATCTCGGCTTTATCGAAGCAAATGTAAGAAGCTCGGCTTAGTCTGGCCCCGGCCCATGACTTACCAACCCCATTTGCAGAGACCACAACCGTTTTCTGGTTAGAATCCCACGAGTTGAAAATAGGCTTAATACAGTCAGGAACTCTTTCGCCGCAAACTTCCGTAGTAAATTTCAGAGAGTTGAACTGATAACTCTTGTACTTCCTGTCAGTCTTCTCTCTCTGAATCTTCAGTTCCCGCGCTCTCAGTATCGGCTTCAACCGTTCCATCGCTCTCATCCTGTGCAATGGTGGCAATCTCTTCAAATCGGCCCATACCGTGTTTGTTTGCAAGCTCATCTAATTCCCTATCTACTGCCCCTATGTCTATTTGTTTTGGCGGTTCTTGCTGCTTGAAATGTACCTTCCCGTACCATATGGCATAGCTTGGTGTAAATTTTCCATTAAATGTATTTATTTCAACATGATGCAGGCAATGCAACCTTGCCTGTTCTAAAATGTCCGAAAACTCAGGCTTTTTTCGGTAATCTGAGAATGTTTGGCGCGGCATTTTAAGCGCGCTCTGCAACCCTGTTATTGTTATTGGTTCTTTGTCTTTTTCACACTTTTCGAAGTATTCCCCAATAACTAAAAGCATATCTTCAGGCGTTTTATATTTAACAGGCCTACCCCACCCACTTGGATCGTGACTGGGAAAC